CCCGGGAAGTCGATGATACGAAAACGGCGCGGCCCCTGAAGGACCGCGCTCACTCGCTCGTCCGTGAACTTGGCCACGCGGTTAGATCTTCTTCGGGACGCCGGCAACCAGAGTGAAGTTGTGCTCGGCCGCGCTTTCGATGCTGTTCTCGCTCTCCTCGGTGTTGATCTTCCCGGCGTAGCCGAGGCGCTGGCCGCCGCGAACGACGACCACGCGCACCGTGGCCTGATCGATGATGGCCTGCGTGAAGTCCTTCTCCATGCCGCCCTTGGGTACGGCACTGGTCACCGTGACCTCACTGCGGAACGCGCCACGCGCCAGCCCCGCGAAGCCGCGGTGCATGGTGTTGACGTCGCTGCCGTTGCCCTGGTGGGAGATGCGGACGCTCTTGGCTTCCGCCAGTAGCGAGCCCTGGTAGAAGACCTGTCCCGGCCCCTCGTAGTCGCCCAAACCTGCCATTTGTCGTCGCTCCTAGCTGGCCCGCTCGAGCGGGCTGGGGTGGGAAAGGTCAGCCGACCTGGCGGACGTCCATGCTGCCCTGGTGAAGCAACTTGACGGGGTCCACGGGGATGGTGGCGTTGATGCGGCCGTCGACGTCTTCGTCGATCTCGACCGCGAGCTGCGGCAACAGCGCGGTCACGTTCTCGAGCTCGCCGTCGGTCTCGTGGTCCTTGAGCAGGCCATAGAGCCAGTCACGCAGCATGCTCGGAGTAACCACTCCAGGAGGCGGGTCCTCGTCCGGGTCGTCGTCGCGCAGCTTCGCGTTCGGGAACTCGCTGCGGAACTGCACCTGAATGTCGTCCGCCACGAAGTCGGTCACGTCCACCTTGTGCATGTCGAGCACGGTGAAGTCGGGGTTGGTCGCCGAGTCCAAGTGGTAGTTGGTGACGGCGCGGCAGATGGCCACGTCCACACCCGCCGAGTACAGCGGCGTGATGCCGCTGTTGAGCGCGCTGTCGAGCTCGGTGTCGAGCGGCTTGTCGGCGTCGGCCAGCTGGGGCGCGAGGCCCGAGACGGTGACGTCGTCGAAGTTGGTGGCGCGGTCGGAACCGATCTCACCGGCGACCAGGCCCGCGTAGGCGGCCGCGATCTCGGCCGGCGTGTCGAGTCCGTTGTAGTGCCAGACCAGGCGCCCGCGGGCGGCATTGACCGCGTCCGAGACCGTGATCGTGTTGGCCAGCGTGTCGATGCTGCCGGCGAACCAGACCTGCCGGCGACCGATGACGGGGACGGCCTCGTCGTCGCAGTGCGCCTTGTAGAGCGCGAGCTCGGTGGTCGAGTCGTAGGGCGAGACGATGAAGTGGAAGCGCTCCGGCGCCACGAAGTCGAGCGCGTTCGCGGGGTCGTCCATGGTGGCGCCGCTCGTGAGATAGGCGCCCGCCGGCGGCGTGTGCGTGATGCCGGTCCCGACCTCCTGGATCGACCGGATGGCGATGAAGTTGCCCCTCGGCCCCTTGTGCTTCGCGGTCACCGTGACGGTGCCGGTGACGTTGGCAGCGGTGACCGGCCAGTCGGTCCGCGCGTTGATGGCCGCCGCGATGGCGTCGCCTACCGCCGTGGCGTCATCGCCGACCGCGATGGGAGCCACCACCTTGCCCAGGTTGCTGACCCAGACGGTGACGGCGCCGGCGGCCGTTGCCGTGCCGCTCGAGACGATGGTGCGGGTGGCCGCCGTGCCCGCCGACTCTGCGATCGGGATCGCCGTGAGGTGCGCCGTCGGGTTGGTGCGGAAGACCTTCTCGCACATCAGGTGCAGCTCGGAGCCGGGACCGAACAGCGTCTTGGCCTCGTCGGGGCTGTAGACCCGGACGGACTCCTCGACGGTGGCGGTGCCGGCCGACGTCTTGTTGCCGGTGACCAGGATCTTGATCGGCGCAGAGCCCGCGCTACGCCCACCGACGCCGAAGGCGACCTGGATGAACGAGCCGGGGACCTTGTAGGAGTCGGCGATTACGCTCGGGATGGTCATCGGCTCTCACTCCCCTTCTTCGTGTCTGCTGCAGCTTCGGGCTTGCCCCCCTTGACCTCGGTGGCGGTCGCCTTGGCGAGGTCACCGCGTCGCAACGCGCGGCGGTAGTAGAGCGTGTTCGGGACGGCCATCGGCCGATCCACCGTGCGCCGCTTGGGCAGCCCGGCGCGCTCCAGGGGGAGCGTGGCGCCCTTGACGGGCTTGACGTTGAGCATGTCGGCCATGAGCTATTCCTCGGGGAAGTCGATGGTTTCAGCGACGAGCGGCTCCACCTGGGCGTCGAGCCCGCCCACGGGTGGCAGGTGATAGGTGGCGTCGAGCTCGAGCAGGTCGGACAGCGCGGAGATGTCGGTGGGGTCGCGGTGGTGAAGCGTTATCTGCCCGCGGAACCACGGCACCGTGTCGTTGAGAAAGCCCGGCGCCATGCGAACCGTCTTCGGGTCGACATAGGTGAAGCCGGCTGCACTCAGCACCTCGGCGCCGTCGCTCAGCGCCGAGTGCTTGCCAGCGCAAACGGCCGACCACAGCGCTGACCACGCGAGGTGAAGGACGGGCCAGCGCTCGCCCAAGCGTTCCCGAGGTGGCGGCGGCAAGTAGTACTCGAACCGATACGTCTGCGCGGTCTCCCGCTTGTTCATCGTCGCTTCGACCTCGCGACGCTCTGAGCGGTAGACGCTGAGCACGGGGGGCGCGAAGCCGGCGTCGATGTTGGCGGGGAAGCCGACCGCGGTCCGCACCGCATCGGCACCGGCGAGTTCGGAGCTGAGATCCGCCCTGATCGCCTCGGTGCAGAGATTGAGCAGCGCAGCCGTCTGCGGGTCCGCGTCGATGCCGGGGTTGAGCGAGCCCATGCTCTACCGCCGGTGCATCGTGATGGTGTGTGGATGGGCAGATTGCCCGTCCTGAAGAGTCGGCCGAACGGTGCGGCGCTCGTTTGCGTAGGCCTTCTCGTAGTGCCTGGCGAGGTGCCAATACCGGTCGCCGTCCACCTGGATGGCGGCGCGGTATAGGCGCGCGAGCGCACCGTAGATGACGCTGTCGCGCAGGTCGGTGACCTCGATCAGGTCCGCCTCGAGGATGGGCGGCGTCCGCCGCGACAGCTCCCGAAGCGTCTCGGTGAGAGCGATCTCGCGAGCTGGCTTTGCGGTCGTCCACCCCTCAGGGAGCAGGTCCCGCAAGGCGCTCGTGCCTGCGACCTCGCTCTCGATGTCGGCATCGGTGGCCACCGTGTCGACTGCGATCGTCATAGGCCAACCTTCCGAAAGCCGAGCTCGATCGCGGCCTCGATCTGCGTAGTGATGGCCGGCAGCTTCGCGTCGAGCGCGTTGCCGAGGTACGCGTACTCACGGTTGCCCGGGTGGTCGACCTCCGTGGCAAACGCGTAGCCGCCCTCGACAGGCCAGCGCAGGCGACGGCGATGACGCGGTCGGATCTTGTGCCGCCGCGCGCCGTACTCGATCGGAGCCGCATGCGGTGCCCCAGCCGAGACCGCGGCCACCAGGTTATCGCCCTGCCAGCTGCCCTGCAGGCCGTCGCTCATGATGGAGTTGCTGAGCAGGCCCGAGCGGTCCTCGTAGTCGTGGTTCTGCTTCGCATGGGCAGCGACCAGGTCGGCGCCGAGCTCGAGGCCGCTGCTGACCTGGCGTCCGATCTCGCGATCTGCATCGCCGAGGGCGCGCAGCAGCTCGCCCGCGTCGAAGTCGACCTCGATCATTGGCGCTTGCCGAATGCCTTCGCGCTGCCGAGCGTGCCGGTGCCGGATGCGTTCGTGTACGCAAGCCGCGCGTAACGGGCGCGTGTGGTCGCCTCCGCGAGGCCGGGACCGGCGTTGTCATTGACGGTCGGCAGGATCACAGATCCGGACGGCAGTGCCGGGAAGTCGCCACTCGCGATGTCGTTGGTGACCTCAATCGAGAAGGCGCCAACGACCGTCGCGGTGTTGAGCCAGTCGAGAACCCACGACACATCCTTGATGCCAGGACCGAGATCGAGCCACTCCGTGACCCGCTTGTTCGTCACCGACATGGCGGTGTCGTCCCAGGCGGCGTCGACGCCGGGGTCGAGAAGCGTTTCGGGTTTGACGGTCACGGATCACTCCCCCGAAAGGGGCAGGCGCCCCTCGGCAGCAGCCTTGGAGGCCGCTGCGAAGATGGTGTCGCGGATGCTTGCGGGGGAGGTCCTGCGGCCCAGCCTGGCACCGACGCGATCGGCGAGGCTTCGCAGCGCCTCGACGTTGTCGCCCGCGTCCTCGATGAGCTTCTGCAGCTGCGCCATGGACCGGTCGAGCCGCGCGGCATCGTCACCGGGGTTCTTGCGCTCCTGGGTAGTCGCGGGCTCCTCGGCGGCGGGGGCCTCGGGCTCCGATGCCGGCAGCACCACCTCGGCACCGCGGCTCGCTCGGCGGAACATCTGGGCGCGCACCTTGTCGCGCCCTTCGACCCGGTCTGCCAGCAGCTCGAGCGTCGCGTCGTCAGCAGGATCGACCCGCACGCCGCGGACCAGCGCTTCGAAGGCCTCACGGGCACCCACCTCGGCACCGCCCTCGAGGCGAAACCGCCCTGGGCATGGCAGGGGCGCGAGGTCACTCTTGATCAGCATGGGCAGCTCCTGTGATGGCACTCCGGATGCGCTTGATGCCCCAGCGACGATCGACCTCGATGCCGCGGGCCTCCGCGACGGCGATCAGCGCGTCGCGGCCCTCGGGAAGCGACAGGGCCGGCGCGGTAGCCGGTGACGGCGAGCTCGCGGCGGTTTGGGGCTCGGGCTCGGGCTCGGGTGGAGTCGCCTCTGCGTCAGGCGCTGGCGCTTCGGGCGCCGTCGCCACGTCCTCTCCCCCCACGCCCTCCCACGGCTCGATCGCTTCGAGGTCCTCGCCCATGCCGGCGACGACGCGCTCGAGCACAGGCCCCTCGATCGGCGAGGTGGTGACCCCGTTCTCGAAGGCGACGACGCCCAGTCCCTCGCTGAAGGACTGGTCCCGATGACGCAGACGGGCCGGAAGGGCCGCCCCGTTGTCGTCTCGGGGGATGTGGGCGAAGTCGACTGACATGATGGAAGCACCACGGCCCAGGGCAGGTCAGAAAGCCCGCCCTGGGCTCAGGTTGGAGATCAGGCAGCGGTGATGATCTCGGAGGCGCGAGCGGCCGCCAGGTCGCTCCCGAGGGCGGCAGCGCCGTACCAGCTCAGCCGGCGCCCGAAGGCGCTCGGACCGCTCTGGATCTGACCGAGGTCGCGGAGGCGGAAGCCCATCACGGTCGCGTTGCGCGGGTCCGCCATGACCTCCATCTCCTCGCCGCCGAGGGCGCCCATGTAGAAGCCCTCGTCGGGCACGAGCGCCGCCAGGTAGATGCTCGACAGCGTCGTCGCCGAGCCCTTCGACTCGGTGGACGGAACCCAGTCGTTGGTCAGCAGGGGCACGCCCTTGTAGGTGGGCACCTGCATGTTGGTGTTCGGCAGGGTGAGCGGGTTCGAGCCGCCCATCGAGCGCAGGAGGTTCTCGTACTTGCGCCGCACCGCCTGATTCATCGTGAAGACCAGGCCCTCGCTGAACTTCACGGCGTCGAGCAGCTCGTCGAGGATGCCGAAGGTGGCCGCGTCGCCGTTGGCGCCGCTCGAGGACCGTACCTG